GATGACCATCAGAAGCGTTAATGTAAAGATTTTTGTTGGAGTAGTTTTGAGCCCTAAGTAGATTTTGCTATATCCTTGCGAAATACTTTACCCCCCACAACCCCCACGTCCAATCTAAGCCGCATATAGCGGCCTCTAAACTTCTTCCTGTCCTGATATTTCTATTCTTGAAATAAGATCAATAGGTAATGCAAAACTCTCACCCGTAATGGTTTTAAAATTAATCCAGATGGCGCTAGATTCATTTTCGAAATTGATGCTGACCAACTTTACAAGATTAAAAGGCTTGGCATTGTTGGGTAAAACAATATTGTAGAGATGGTTTTCACGTACGTAAGAGATAAGTATTTGGTGAATAGCCATCTGCTCACCACTGCTTAATTCTCTGTACTTGCACAATTCGGGTAGGTTATATTTTTTATTCACTTATTATTATCCTATGTTAAATAGACCGCATATAGCGGTCTTAATTCTTAGCTCTTTCTCACTCTAGGTTTTGCGTGATAGACATATCTTACGCAATCGACCACTTGCCCCACAAAGTGGCACTCTTCATCAAACTCAATAATATTTGGCTTAAAATCTGGATTCAATGCTTGAAGGTATCTTTTGCCGTTTGTCTCAATAACCAGTTTTTTAAACGTAGCATCTTCACCACGACGCACCACAATAATATCTCCTGATTGCATATCTCCATAATAGGCATCAGGGTTTACAACAATGTAGTCGCCTTCAATAAAATCAGGAAAATTACTTATTCCTTGCACTTGAAGAAAAAAGCAATTTGAGCACTCATCTTCTGGTAATGGCAGCCATTGAGAGACTTCACTCATATCGACAGCGGCCACGTTAGTAAAACTACCTGCTTGTACCCAAGATAAGACGGGAGCCATGCGCGCTCTAACTCGAGGCACATTAGCAAAGCTCTCTTCACCGAATATATTTTTGGTTGGTTCCTGATCTAGTAATCCAGACTCCCAGCCGACTTTCTTTTCCAGATTACGTGCTGCACGCTCGCCAAAACTCCCATGACCTTTTACAAGCTGAGATATGTGGCTAGGGTTCAAATCGTAATGCTCACAGAAAGCAGCATCTGAAGAAAACCCTTCTGATTTATTTTTGGCATCTATTGCCCGGCGTAAATTAGCGCGTCTTAAAGAAACAATATCCATACCAGTATTTCATCTATTTTTTAGTAAAAAGTAAATTCGTAAACACTAAATCTATATTGACTTATTTAGTAATAAAAATTAGTATTTACTAAATATTACTAATGGGAGATCTAGAAATGTCTTCTGCCAATACAACTGAATTAAAAGCCTTCTTAGCCAACCTTTCTTTAGATGATCGAAAAGACTTCGCAAAACGCTGCCAAACCTCACTGGGGTACTTAAACCAGATCATGTATGGCAACAGTAAATGCAGCGCTTCTCTCGCAATCAAAATCGATAAAGAGAGTGATGGTGCAGTTAGTTGTGACCTGCTTTGTCCAGAGGCAGATTTTAATTACGTCCGTAACCAAGCATTAATCGCTTAAAACAATTATCAACAACTTAATATCTTTAATAAACGTGAATAAAAACAAGGATTCACATATGGAATTTAGTAAAGAAGCACAAGCTGCTCTGTATAAGATGATTCGTCATACACCAGGTATTGATGCAAAACAGATTGCTGAAGTATTAGGTGACTCTCATAAAACCGTTCTGAATTACGGCAATCCAAATATGGACTATTTGCCGAGCCTTAAAAAATTTGAAGCTTTATTAGACTTCACCAAAAACCCGGCAGTACTTCAGGTTTGGGCGCACAGCTTGAACCTGGCCTTAGTTCCGGCGGGCTGTGATGGAGATAAGCATCGGGAGCTTTCTATTTTTGAAGCCATGATGCAGCACAACATTTGTAGCGGCCAGGTTAATCAGAAGGTATATGAAGCTTATGAAGATGGAGTAGTGACACCTGATGAATATCAGGAGATTCACGAAATTGCTCAAAGAATGATTGATTTCATCACTGCTGTTGATCAAGCAGCTTTCAAGCAGATGCAGAAATATACCACCAACCTTAAAAGTGAAAAAGCCTGACGTTCGAGGTCAGGCTTTTTCTGTTCAAACAGGCTGGAATGAACATAGATAAAGTTATCAAACCAATTTTTTAGATACAAGTTAATTTTTATTAATTCAAAAAAACCGCCCGAGTGAGCGCAAGGGCGGTAGTAATTCAGTTTAGTTAGGAAGTCTAAATGAATCAATTAAATGTAGCAGAACAAGTTGTTGATAGCAAATACGTTTTTATAGAACAAAAAGGAATTTTCATTGCAGGTGATGTAGTGGTGTTTGCAAGCCGCATTGCGATGGACGGGCTACAAACCGTCAAAGCCCAACAGGCCAGCCATTACTACCTGCTAGAAGGTGAGCAGATTGTGCATGAGCAGGATATACGTCCGGCCACACTCGCTGAACTCAAAGCCAAGCGCCGATTGGCTGAACCGGTAGCACTGTTTGTCACGGAGGCTCCATGAACCATCAGTTTGATGCACTGCCCGAATATAAGCAGTACCAGCAGGTGCAATCCTTCTACGAGCCGGCGCTACGCATATTAAACGAGCTGATCGAGCGCAACAAAGCCAACCTGCGTAAACGCGGCTATAACGAGGCCAATGCTGCACTGGCCCGGGACGAGTTCAGGGCGCAGATGTCCCGCCGTTTCAGAATCACGATGTACCTGTCGGCCCAGATCGAAAGCAGTCTGATGAGTGCTGGCAAAGTTAAATATTTCGGTGGATATATCCAGCCTGCTGGTGCGGCTGGCCACCCTGAGGAAAAGGTGAAGCCATGAGCTTAGATGCAACCAACTGGGCCTGGAGAGTCGGACTGACCGAGAAGAAAGGCGGTAGTCGCATACCGCTGAAACGGCTCATCCTGCTCTCGCTGGCAGACCGTGCCGGTGAAGACCATTGCTGTTACCCCAGCATGCAGCGTCTTGAAAAAGACACCGGTCTTGAACGCAAGACTGTACTCAAGATTATTGCCGAGCTGCTAGAAGACCGGCTGATTGTCGATACCGGTGAGCGCAAGGGCAGTACCAGACGAGTAAAAGTCTACCGGTTAAATGGGGTCAATGGACGCGAAACCATGCCAAAAACGGCACCATTACAGGAAAAAAATTTATCTGAAATAGTACCGGAAACGGAACAGTCCCAAAAACGGAATCATTCCGTTAACGGCATGTTGAATAGTGCCGATAACGGGACTTTGAATAGTGCCGTTAACGGGACACAGAATCTCCCAATGAATCTTTCAGAAGAATCTAAAAATAAAAAAGACTGGCTTTGCTTTAAAAAACTTCGTGAAGAAATTTTTCTGGCCGATGACAGCATCGATTTTGACACCCTCATGAACTCGAAGTGGTCTGAGCGGGAAAAGCGGGCCTTTGAAACCTACAACGCTGGCAGGAACATGAGCTGTGATCTGATGATCTATCACTTTGCTGACTGGCTGATTAATGCCTACCGAACCAAGTATTCAAATTCGCAGCAAGCTGCATCTGTTAAAACGGCAGGTACGGGAAGTCAGTCGAATCGGCTTTCTGAAAAACAGATCCACACCTTTGCCCAGAAGCTCTCACAGCATCCCGAATTCTCAGGGCGTTTTAGCGAACCGGGTGAGTCATACGAAAAACTGGCCGCACGCATCGCCGTGAAACTGGCAGATCCGGTACAGGCGAAGAAATGGGAGTCTTATCTGAAACAGGTAGGATTCAATGGTTCACTGGCAGCAGGCGCGTAATGACCAGTATGTCTCTGGCTGACTACCACAAGCTCTATGGCACTAAAAAACGTGCTAAAGCCAAACGGCAGAGCAAGGTGAAAGGGGAGCGAGTTACAAGTGAGGGAGAGGCAAAGCTGGCCAGCGATCTTAAAGCGCTCAAGATTGGTTTCATTCAGGAGTTTTACTTTCATCCTAAACGACAATGGCGAGCAGACTTTCATATTTTAGAAACAAAGATTTTAGTTGAGGTGGAAGGCGGGATCTGGACAGGTGGCAGGCATACACGGGGTAAAGGGTTTATTCACGATATGGAAAAGTATAATGCGGCTACAGTGCTGGGTTATCAGGTTTTACGGTTTAGTACAGAGCAAGTGAAAAGCGGTTTGGCGGTTCGGCAGATTGAAAGGTTATTAGGGGGCTTTAAGTGATGAATGCAGCAGTAACAATTATGCAAACAACGGATTGGACACGTTTTAGTACTGAGGACTGGTTCCGTCAATTTGGTGCCTGGATGAATGGCAATACTGAAGTCAAGCGTCTGGTCTACAAATCATTGCCCACGCGTAAGTTGAACCAGAAACAACGTGAGCAGCTCATTGCAAAATATATGAATGATGAAAGTTTTAGAGAACCAGTTGTACGCCGTGGAGTGACCTGTCAAATAACCGACAATGAGGCAAGAGCATTTCAGCGTATAATTTTAGACATACGGCAGATTGAAAGTGAAACCTTACAGGAATGGATGGATGTAGTATGGCAGGTTTATGTTGAAAACAGATCTTTAAGAGACACTGCTAAATATTTCGATACTTCATTATTGCAAATTAGACAAGATCTAAAATGTGCACTTGCTTTCATAGGAGGGAGATTTCCTATACTTAAAGCTGATTTATTTAAATTTTGTTATGATGTAAATAAATAAGGGGGAATATATGGCAATTAAAGATTTTGATAGAAAGACTTTTGGTAGAAAAGTTAATGAGGTTGTTTCCCCATCGCATCCAGTTTTATCTTTAGAGCATTTGAAAGGAAGAGAAAAACAATTAAATAGAATTCAGCAAGCCCTGTTTGCCACCGGAAGAAATGTTTTTATATATGGCGAAAGAGGGGTAGGCAAATCTTCATTAGCTGCAACTGCTGCTAATGAATGGTGTGGTGAACAAGGTTGCTATATAGATATTTCATGCGCACCAGATACCACAGTTTTATCTATGATAGCTACTATAGCGACGCAAGCGATCAATAAGACAAGACTGAAGCGTAAAAAAGTTAAAAATACTCTTCAAGTAGGTTTTAAATGGTTTACATTTAAAAGAGAAAGTGAACTAGAAAATATAAATTTTAATAATGAAATAAAATGTTTAAGTGATGGAATAGAGACTCTCAAAGAGCTTTCTGAATTTTTTGATGATGAATTAGTTGTAGTGGTAGATGAGGTAGACCGCATAAGAGACTTGGAAGAAGTAGAAAAGTTTGCTGATTTTTTAAAGCAACTAGGTGATAAACGTGTTGAGGTGAAATTTATATTTACAGGCATTGCTGATACTTTGGATGAGATTTTGGGATCCCACCGCTCAGCTATAAGACAGCTAGAGACAATCGAACTTCCAAAATTATCTTGGGATGCAAGGTGGGCTATCGCGACTGAAGCCTTAAAAGCATTTGATATTGAAATTGAGAGATCTATTTATATTAGGATAGCTTTAATAAGTGACGGATATCCTTTTTATGTTCATCTAATTATTGAGAGACTTCTTTGGCTTTTATATGAGAAGCCTGAGCAAGTCACTAAAGTTGATTGGGAAGACTACCATGCAGCGATTGAACTGGCAATTGATGCGATCAATACTGAACTTTCGAGACCTTATGAGAAAGCAATTAATCAACGCTCACAAGATTATGAGGAAGTTGTTTGGTCAACCATTGTTGCAGAGGATAATATTGGTGAATATATAAAAAATATGTATGAGCAATACTTGGGCATTCTTAAACAATGTAATGATAAAGAACCTTTAGATCTTAAAAAATTTTCAGCAAGAATTCGAAACTTATTAAAAAGTGAATATGGTCCTATTTTGACAGCTGGATTAAAAAAAGGACAGTTTGTTTATAAAGAGAAAATGCTCAGAGGGTATGTACGTTTAAGAGCTGAGCAAAAGAATATTGAATTAGTAGTAACAGCTAAAGAAATTTCAGACCTAAAAAATAAAACTCAAGCTACTGCCAGGTCTGATAAAGCTTATTTTCCTCATCCACCCCAAAGTCGTTATAGATGATGTATAAAATCAATGTAATTTGACTGTGCGCACAAGGTATGGCATATTTGTGATAACTTGGCGATATTGTATTTAACCGCCACTAGATAAGGCTCGCATTTGCGGGCTTTTTTAATATCTATTGCTATGTTAAATTTAAATTACGCTGGCAACTCGCTAAGTGGATCAGTCTGGTCTCTTGAGACCCACTCCCGCCGTCGGAAGTAGTTGTAGGTCCATCTGGAAACACAGGTGGACCTTTATCTTTACAAATGGATGCGTGAGGATTAAATCTCATGAAACATGTTAAAACGTTTAAAGCGCATGATCTCTCTGAAGTCGAAGGCTTAGTTAATAACTTTATTCGGGATAATAAGTGTGAACTTATACATGCTCATCTTGTAAGAGTCTTTTCTTGTTCTCATTATGAAGCTTTCATTGTTTTCAAAAATAGAAATTAAGTAATCATATTAATAAGAATTAACTTTCTGAATCATAAACGCCACTTTGTAAATGAGAATTATTGCTTATAGTAAATATTCTTCCTAGCCTCTGTTAGAAGAACACTTGGTAACTTCCCCTTAATCCTGCTTCTCTCTCCAGTAAAGCAGGATTTTTTTTATATATAGAATCTCCTGAAGAAAAGAGATAATTTTTTTAAGCGTACTGGTTGAACATTATATTGGCTATTTATATTGAGATACTTAAAGAGAAATGCTAGTAATATCGCCTTAGTGGCTATATCTCTAAATTAGAAAGCTAGGCATATATCTACTACATAGACAGCTCGGAAAGACGGCAAGCTAAAAAGCTCACCTCAGGGTGGGCTTTTTTTATATCTGAAATATACGCCATTAGCTCAATCGGATAGAGCATGGGTATTCTATACCAATGGTTGTAGGTTCGAGTTCTACATGGCGTGCCAATGAGAAAACACAATGAAGCGTGAAGGTTCGAATAGCTAGAGAGGTGTTTGATGAAAAAATGGTTTAAGTGGTTTATTCATAATTCAATAGTTCACCCAATATTACCTTTTCTTCCAAAGAAATTAGCAATCAAGCTTCATGATAAAAATGGAGATTGGGCATTTAAAGATTAATTAAGGAGAAAAGGAATGCTCCGCTTTATACGCCAGATATTCTGCTTCCACTGTTGGGAGTTTGAGAATGATGTGTTCAGGGTGAAAGAGTGCAGGAAGTGTGGGAAATGCCAACCAGATAGCTAAAAACTATATTTACCGAATAGACTTCTTGGTCTATTCCATTTATGCGATTTTTGATGTAAAAATGCCGGTTCAAATTTGTAGAAAGCAAATTTTCTCCTGGTGAAGTAAATGAAAGAAAATTTAGGCGTAGTTATTTTTTATGCACTGTGCATTCTTGGAGTTATCCTTGAATTGGTGGGGTTATTGAATATTGATGTAATGTTTCTGGTGATTGGGGCTGCATTTTTAATTAGTGCGTTTCTCATAAAGTCGGAATTCAAACTATATGTCACTTTCTGGAAAGAAATCGAATAGCGTTATTTAAGTTTGGTAAGAATATAAAACCGCATTGACTAAAGTTAGTGCGGTTTTTTAATGGGTGTAAGTTATGGATATAGACCAGTACAAAGCTCTAACCAAAAAGAAGCCATTAAGAAAGGTACAAAGAGCAAAGCCATTACCCAAGGCAACTCAAAAATATCTCGAAGCCCAAGAAGAACTAGAGCGGATTCTGGATATTTTAGAAATCAAATTTGAAAAATGCTTTCACTTTAAATCTACCAAGCACTGGTGTTTCAACTTTCATTTGATCGAACACAGGATCTTAATTGAAATAGCAGGCGGGCCTTGGTCTGGTGGACGTAAAGGAAAACTGAGCAATAAGACTTGGAGCATGGATCGTTATGATCATGCTGAAGAGATGGGTTATAACGTTGTACGTTTGGAATCAGCTAGCCGTTACAAGATCAACGAAGCTGGACCATTGCAAATAGAATCCAGTCATGCTGGCCAATGGCTTAAACACTTAAAGAGGCATTCATTCAATGGAACAGTTCAGACCATTCCCGCCGCCGGAACTGATTGATCAGGCAGAGGAAGAGGAAGCAATCCGGCTGGCACCCGCCGTTGAATTAAAAGAATGGGTGCTTAAAAACTTTTTAACCTTGGGTGGCCAGCTGCACAATCCGGACCATGATCATATCGCTGAGCTGCTTCATGATGATGAAACCTTCCTGGCATTTGCTTGGGCTTCATCTGCGGCAGTAGCGAAAAAACGTGTGGTACTGGGCCAATGTGAAAAGGTGATGTTTAACCAAGGTGGTTGGAAGAAGGCTAGGCAAGAACAGCAGATGCGGGACTGGTTTGGCTATGTACCTGTTTATCTCATTACAGTAGATGCAAGCTTTTGCGAAAACTCTAATGATCGTGAGTTCTGCCGTTTGATTGAGCATGAACTTTATCATATTGGTGTTGAACGTGATGAGGACGGCGAAATCATTTATAGCGATATGACCGGCTTACCAAAGCATTATCTTGCTGGCCATGATGTAGAAGTGTTTTTTGGTGAAACCAAACGCTGGGGAGCTGATGAGTCAGTTAAGCGTTTACTGGAAATTGCGAAGAATGCGCCGTTTGTTTCTGAAACTAATATTGCTGCGTGTTGTGGAAACTGTGTGATTGGTTAGAGCTGAAAGGCTCATTTTTTTTGCCTGTCTTGTTGGACGTAGCATGACAAAGGGGTATTTATGGCGGCACTTAAAGAGCCTGTAAAAATCTTTATAGTTCAGTCTCTTGCTTGCTTTGAAACACCTCAACAGGTGGCTGATGCTGTCCAACAAAGATTTGGTATAGAGATTGACCGTAGACAATGTGAGGGTTATGACCCCACAAAGTTTTCAGGCAGAAACCTAAGCAAGAAACTGACAGAACTATTTGAGCGTACCCGCAAGGATTTTCGAGAAAATATCGAAGATATAGCGATTGCTAACAAGGCTTTTCGTTTGCGTGAGCTTCAAAAGATGTATGAAGATTCAGGTCGAAATAAGCGCGCAAAGCAGAACCTGTTAAAGCAAGCATTTCAAGAAACAGATGGGCGTGTGACCAAGCAGGAAATCACTGGTAAAGATGGCAAGCCAATAGAGACCATTAATCAGAATGTACCTACGGATAGCTACCTGAAAGCAAGAGAGCAGGTCTTAGATGAATACTGACCCAGCACGTGAACTGGCAATACAGATTGAAGCTCAAGAGGATCTGTATTTCTTTTCACGTTTTATGTTTAAGGAACGGCGCAAGTACAAGTGGCTGCATAACTGGCACCACCGTGTGGTATGTAATGCGCTCATGAAGGTATATCGGGGCGAAACCAAAAGACTGATTATCAATAATCCCCCCCGATGTTCTAACACTAGGCCCGCAGCGGCTAAT